AGTATGTTGTTCCTAGAAAGGATAACATATATGGACAAGCGACCCCAGGTGAAAAAAGAGCTAACCGACTATTTGACTCAGAAGGAATACGATCAAATGACGAGTTGGCAGCAGCTTTGCATGGGATGCTTACTAACCCTTCCCTCATTTGGTTTAATCTATCTACTGGCGACAATGAACTAGATCGAAATAAGAATGTTTCGGCCTGGCTATTTGACACCACTAATAAGATGATTCGAGCTCTAAACAACTCCAACTTCCAAACTGAAATATTAGAAACTTATACAGACCTAGGGTCTATTGGGACAACTGTTCTAAGAATTGAAGAGGATGAAGATGAAATAGTTAGATTTCACTCAAGTCCAATATACCCCACAGCAGTAGAAGAGGATTCAAGAGGGCGGATTGATACCGTTATAAGGAAGTTTGAATATAATCTAAGACAGATCTATATGGAATATGGGAAAGAGATCTTTGATGAAGATGAAAGAAGAGGAATGAGTCAGGACCCAAACTTTAAGTTTGAGGTAATCCATGAAGTTTCTCCGAGATCTAAAGAAGAGAGAAAAGGTAAAGTTGGTAAAGAAGCTATGCCTTTTAAATCTATCCATGTTTTAGTACAGACTCAGAAGGTTCTTAGAGAATCTGGGTTTGAGGAATTTCCCTATGCTATTCCCAGATGGACTAAAACTAATGAAGAAAAATATGGTCGTTCTCCTGCAATGAAAGCTTTAGCTGACATTAAGATGATGAACGCAACAAAGAAGACATATATCCAAGCTTCTCAACTAGCTAGTGCTCCACCACTTCAAATACCCGACAATGCTTTTCTAGCTCCACTAAACCTTAAGCCGTTTGGTAGAAACTATAAAAGATCTGGGATGAAGGATAAAGTAGAGCCCCTATTTACAGGAGGAGCTATTCAGATCTCAATAGAGCTCATGGATAGAATTAAGGAAACCATAAGAAATGCTTTCTTTATCGATAAGTTAAATCTAGTTGAAAATGATAGAATGACTGCTACAGAAGTTATGCAACGTAGGGATGAGCAGCTTAGGCTACTTGGCCCTATCTTAGGAAGACTCTCCAGGGAATTACTTAAGCCTATCATCGATAGAGTTTATGGGATTATGGATAGAAAGAATATGTTCAAAGATCTTCCTGCTGAGATAGAGGATCCGAATTTAGATATTAAATATGTATCTTCTATAGCTCAAGCTCAACTAACAGCGCAGTCTGAGAATATAGTAAGAGCTATTCAAGCAACGGGCGTAGTATTAGAATTTCAACCTGAGGTTATGGACAACATCGACGGAGATGCCTTGCTAAAACACAATATCGATATCTATAATGTAGACCCTTCTATTATTCGTAAAGATAAGGAAGTAGAAGGTATGAGAGAACAAAGAGCACAAGCACAGCAGGCCCAAGAAGGACAAGAACAAATGGGAGCTGAAGCTGACGTCATAAACAAGGTAGGACAGGTTGACCAAGAGTAGCGACAAGGAAAGAAAACAAAAGAAATTAAATACAGCATATAAGAGAGTTTTTAGTTCGGAACATGGGGAAATTGTTCTGGAGGATCTAATGCTCTCTGCTGGAATTATATCAGGAAGCTCTTATGTTCAGGGCGACTCACATCAGACCTCATTCAATGAAGGTCGTAGAGAAATAGTAAATAGGATTATCGAGACAATTAACATCGACCCTGCACAATTTTTAAAGATAGTGGAGTCGGCAGCACAAGGAGAATATGATGAAGATATTGAATTTTAAGAGACTATTTTGGTTGGCAATGAATGAACGAGGCTCAGTCGGAGCTTTAGGTGATGATGGAAATGCTGGAGATTCTGATGACAGCGGTAGTGGAGATTCTGATACTGGTGGCAGTAATGATGGTGATCCTAGCCCTGAACAGGCCCTCTACGGAGAGATCAAAGTTCAATGGCCCGAAGGATTCGCAGACGAACTCAAAGGAGAAGCTTCCTTAAAGTCTTTCATAAATGAGAAAGGCGAGATCAATATCCCTAACCTAGCTAAGTCCTTTGTTCACACAAAGAAGCAAATGGGTAAAGATAAAGTAGTCCTACCTAATGAAAACTCCTCAGATGATGAGATCAACGAGTTTCATGAGAAATTAGGATATAAAGCAAATAAAGAAGAATATACAATGGCCGAGATTGAAGAGTCTAAGCTAGATGAGAAGTTTGTTACTGACCTTAAAGACTTCGCACACGAAAATAAAATCCCTCTAGCTACTGCCGATAAATTGGCGTCGTTTTTGCACAACCAAGCAGGAGAGAGTGGGAAATTGTCTATGGAAGCTAAGTCCGATGCGATTGAGGCAGGACTTGATTCAGTTAAAGAGGAATTTGGTAAGGCTTATGGTCAGAAGTTAGGAATAGCTAAAAGAGTACTAGATGAGGTGGTTAAAGATGAGAATATTATTAAGTTATTTAACGACCCTGAGATTGGGAGTAACCCTGCTGTCATTAAAGCATTAGTAGCAATTGGGGAGAACCTATATAAAGAGGACAGTTTCGGAGGTAGTGATACTGGAAACATTTATTCTCCAGGCGAAGCTCAAGAGAAGATCAATACTATTATGGGGGATTCTAATCACCCCTATAATAAGTCGGGTCATCCAGGACATGCAGATGCAGTTAAAAAGATGATGAAACTATTTGAAATGAAAAACTAAAGAGTTATACTTAAAGAAGTAGGTGCGTCTTTCATCTACTCCTTGTTTTAGGTGTTCTCTTGGGGGTCTGTATAGGCCCCCTTTTTTTCTCTTGACTTAAATCCCGTTATCCTAAATACTTGAAGCATGTGCATATTGGAGTACCCTAGTTCTTAGGGCCCTAAAAAAGTATGGCTAGAAAGCCCTTTTTTAAGATTACCTTTCGTCCGAAAACAAAATTTATTATTAACTCTAGTAAGGAGACTTAAATGTCACAAGAAATTACTACAGCTATGGTGGATATGTTCAGTGCGAATGTTATGCATCTAGTACAACAAGAAGGAACTCGCCTTCTTCCATATTGTAGAATGGAATCATTTAACGGGGAATCAAAGTTTTTTGATAGAATTGGTTTGGCAACAGCTAAGCGTAAAGAAGGCCGTCATTCAGATGTGATTTATGAAGATATTCCACATTCAAGACGACAAGTAGTAACAGAAGATTTCTATGCTGCTGACATGGTTGATAAAGAAGATAAGCTTCGTATCATCATGAATCCTGAGTCTGAATACACAAGAGCTATTGGTATGGCACTTGGTCGTCAGATTGATGAAGAAATTATCGTTGGTGCTCTTGGTTCTGCTTATGGTGGAAAGAAAGGTACCGTTGCTATCGTTATCCCAGATACTCAAAAACTTGCTTGTGTTAATGCAGGAGCAACAGCTTTTTCTGGTCTTAACATTCAAGCTCTTAGACGAGTTAGAAAGAAATTTAAGCAAAATGAAGCTATCAGTAAAGGTGGAAAGTTAATTTGGGCCCAAGCTGCTCAACAAGCTGACGATCTTTTAGGTTCAACAGATGTAACTTCTTCTGATTTCAACAGCGTAAGAGCTCTTGTTAATGGTGAAGCGGATTCGTTTATGGGATTCAAATTTGTAGAATTAGAGCTTCTTCCTTTTAATGCTGCTAACGTAACATTTGAACTAGCTTCAGGAGCTATCAATGTTGTTAACGATGGTACAGTTTTAGCTGGAGAAGGTCGTAGATGTATCGCCTTTACTGAGAAAAGTGCAATTCTTTGTGCTCTACCAAGTAAAGTTAACGGTAGGATTTCTGAAATGCCAGAGAAACATTATTCACACCAAGTTTATGGAAGTATGACTGTAGGTTCGACTCGTATGGAAGAAGAGCAACTTATGGAAATTTTCTGTAAAGAAGTATAGGAGGCTAGAAAATGGCTACATATAATGGCGTTAATTACGCAAAATCATACGTTACTCGTCCTTCTGAAAAGATTGAGAAGGGTGAAATTGCTGGTCGTAAAAGACTAGTGTTTGAAGTAAAGCTTCTAGACTTCGCAGCTCAAGTAGCTGATGAGATCTTGGGACCTTTTCTTCCTGCTAACTCTTTAGTAACAAATGCTACGGTTAAGATCAGTAAGTCTCTAGGGGCCACTGGAATTTTTAGCCTTGGTCATAGTGCTTCAGGTGTAGACGCTGCGGATGCTGATGCTTTCGTAACTGCTGCCGATGGTGGTGGACAAGCTGCTTTTGAAAAAGCGATTGCTACTAACGTAGGAATTTACAAGCGTTATGCTGAGAAAGTTCAGTTGAAACTAACTTGTACTGAAGTGATGGATGGTGCCGTTCTTGACGGTAGTATTTATTTTGAAGTAGAATACGTTAACGATTAATTAGTTTATTTCTGGGAGAGGGTTTATGGCCACTGACGTTCAAATAGTGAATTTAGCACTACGAAGATTGGGATGTGAGTCGATAAACTCTCTTTCAGATAATAATAAAAGAGCAAAACTAATGAACGATCTCTATGCAATTACTAGAGATAATGTTCTATCTGATTACCCTTGGTCCTTTGCGACTAAAGAGGTAACTCTTCAATCCCCTAATGATAATACTGGAGGAAGTTCCTTCCGCTATGCCTATGAGTATGGTCTACCTTCTAACCATGTACGGACTCAAACAGAGTATAATGATCTAGAATTTAAAACTCTAGGTAAGAAAGTACAAACAGATGAAGCAAAACTACAATTAACTTATACCTCTAACGATGTGGTGGAGGCAGATTTCGCCGCCGACTTCGTTAAGGTTTTCTATATGACCCTAGCTCTAGATTCTTGTAACTCTTTAACTCAAGATAAAGCATTAGTAGGTCAACTATTTACAGAATTAGAGACAGTATTAAGTAATACTAGATTTAATGATTCCAGAGAAAGTACGGTAGATGAGTTTGAGATTGATGCCTTTACCGATGTGAGACTATAGTGGGGAAGTATACCTACACACAAAATAACTTCAGTTCTGGGGAGTTAAGTTCTAAAATTGAAGGGCGTAATGAGCTAGAAGAATACCAAAATGGGGCGGGGGAAGTATTAAACTTCATTCCTTATCGTACTGGGGGATTAGCTAGAAGACCTGGGACTAGATTCGTTTCAGACGTAACTACTATCTTCGCAGGGTTTGCCCCAACTTCAATAATAGATTTTAAAATAGGGGAAGACCATTACCTAGTTATTATGGGGAGTGGGACTTCAGACTCCTTACTATCTGTATTCCAGATGACCTCAGTACAAAACAGAATATTGGTGGCCCAGGTACAGGTAAATTACGCCTCTACCGACTTTACAGGGATTACAGGAGAATATCTTCCTTCCCACGTTCAGATAGGTAAGACCTTAATCATATGTGATAGAAACGGAGTATTTCCTCCGCTTGTCGTACAACAGACAGAAGACCCTACGGACCCAGATAAGTTCCAAGTTAATACTTACTTAGATCACGCTAGGATTATAGATGAAGGTTCTGCTGGAACTTTAGCCAGTAGGACTAGGGCCTTAGTTTTCTTTCCACGACATAGAGGACAAGAGACAATCACGGTAACTGGAGCAGGGCCTAACTATCAGTTAGATGCTTCGGCTAATTTATTTAAGGCGAATAACTTAGGATATGTCAGAATTAAATCGGGTACAGATGAGTGGATATTCGACATAACTACATGGAACTCTTCTACCCAGGTTATAGCCACTAGGGCAGCGGGTACGGCGGGTATTCCAGCAGGGGCAAAGAAAGAATGGGCCTTTGCTTCTTGGAATGATGGCGATGGCTGGCCTACGGCAGTAGGATACTTCCAAGGCAGGATAAT